ACTTAGCAATACCGATCACATGTCCATCAATGATTGCTTGGATAACCACATCTTTTTTGAGTTTAGCAGCGTCGGTTACTACATCTAAAAACAAATTCTCTGTCAGTACTGCCGGCATTTTACTCTCTCGCACCATGTGCAGGTTATCTGCCTTCTGCCCCCGATTAATTACGCCAACAGCGACCTTATTGAGCGTGTCTATAATCGCCGTGTGCAGAACGTTTTGCAGTGCCGCCGATGCGGCTGAGGCTTTTGTATACCTAAAGGTTTCAAAGCCGCCAGAGCCGCCACCAGCGTTACCGTGGATGGATACTAGGATATCAGCTCCTGCTTTGTTGGCTAGATTTGTCCGCTCCTTTAATTCCAGAAACACATCGGTGCTACGGGATAGCAACACCTGCACTCCATCATAATTTTCCTCGAGTCGCTTTTTAATCTCCAAAGCCACAGATAGTACGATGTCTTTCTCTTTTAAACCATTTGCAACTGCTCCTGGATCCTTACCACCGTGTCCTGCGTCGATCCATACCTTCTTCATTGTTCATTTCCCTCCTTCACTTTAGCAGTTTGTTTAACCAGTTGATTACCGTACACAGCAACTGCACTACATAAAATCGCCTGCAGTACACTATCCACGTTAAATCCGGTAGTCAGTACAACTAAGATGATTGCGGATAAAGTAACCGCATAAATGATTGTCCAATCCGGTACCTTTGGTGTTTGCTTCAGGATATACCCTATCACCCAACAAACCGCGACAACCATCAGCAATTCTGGCTTAATAAAATTTGCAACTGCATTCCATTCCATTACAAATCACCTCTTCTATTTTCTTCAAATCGATCAAGCCGCTTATGGTATTGCTTGGCTGATTCTTCAATACGCGTTACACGCTCTGAAAGTAAATCAAATCTCTGCCCTTGTGCTCGCTGCTCTAACCGCATATCATCCACGCCCCGCTTGATGTACTCAACGTCAGTGCGTAGTGATGCACCATTACCAGCCTCTTGTGCAACATCTTTTTTAAATGCAGACGTTCTGGTTACCCATCCTAGTACAACGCCGCTTATTGCTGCGACTACTGCTGTGATCGTTGTAATCTCCACTACCTTTCCCCCTTAATATAAATAGCCCCCGGGAATCCCGAGGGCAAAATAAAAACGCCTCTATAGGCGCCAGCTTTTCTATCTATTCTTTTAGCAGTGCTGCTACTTCCTCACGAATGATTTCAGGTACCTGATCCAGTGTCTTCAAATCCTTACGAATCAAACTTGCATATACTTTAGGCATTGTCTTCTTCACCTCCCTCAACGGGATCTGTTGGTTCAGCTGGTGTTTCTGGTTGAACATCGGTTTTTCCGGTAAGTACCTTCTCATAGAGTTCAGTAAGTGCCAATTGTGTATCCGCCGCCTCTTGTTTGGCGGTCTGTAACTCTTCATAATTTTCTGTAAGAGCAAGTTGCGCTTCCTGCAACTGTGTTTCAGTTTGACCAAGTCTCTCCAACGTATCTATAAGTTTCGTTTCTGTCTGCTTGAGTTTTGTATTGGTTTTCTCTAGATCCTGTACCGTTTTAGCACTTTCTTCCTCTACCATTTCGATACGTTTAATTAGCACCTCTGCTGGAACCTCGCCAGGATAGGTAAACTCTAAAGTTTCGGTTTCGGGATTAACACGGTAGCCATTACATTCCGCAAACTCTCGACGGAACTGACCGTATTTGAGTTTTACTACGCCAATAGTATCGCGGACCCGTTCAGCCAGTGCCTTGTATGTTGCGAAATCCTGATCCTCTGTTGTTTCAACTACCAACCTTCCAACTTGTTCTCCTGTATTAACTACCACGTTACCTGTTGCTTTTTCAAAGTATATTTTCATTCCGACTTCCATAATAATTCCTCCTTCTTATCTCCATGCATTCCAAATTATATTTACTGATATTCCACTGAAATTTAAAAAAGCAGAAAATCCATTGCCCCATGAACTCGGACTTGGCGTTTCGCCGCTCGAAATTGCTGTTCCATATGGATTAGTTCCTGCATACTCTACAAAATTCCATCGTTCAGTATCTGTCCCTAGAAATACAAAAGTGCTTTGGCTATTTTCTTTAAAGAATGTAAAACGTACAATACGTGGTTTGAATGACAAACCACTGATTTGATACGCTCCGTTACTGTAATGGGCACCTGTATAGCCTTCGGCGTACATTCGCTCTACTAGTGTTCCTGTAACTCCAAATACTTCAACGCCACTGCGAATGTTAGCAGGGGCTAAGTCGCCCTCTACAGATCGTAGTTGTGCTGTTGTTACTTTTATTTCACCAGCCCCAGATCCGCCTTTTCGATAGCCCTCTCTTGGGTACACCGCTAAGCTACCATCACCCCATTTCCCTACACCCTGAGCGGGATCGTCTCCAGTGGTGATAACAGGAACGGAACCCTGAACTCCAAAGATAGATCTCGTAGACAAAATGCTTGATGGTACAAAATTGGGGTCAACAGCCAATAACGTGCCGAATTGCCCATCGTTCAGTCCAGATTCATAATACCCAGTCGGAGGCTCCATAACCATGCTCCCGAACCAATCCCCCTTAGCTGAAACTGCGGTAGTATACCCGCCAGCTGCTGCTCTAGTTCTGTTGGGTAATGTCCCTGTTACTAGACCGTTTTCTGTGCCTATCGTTTTTCCCGCCAGGACTTCCGCTGCTGTAGCTGTTCCATATTCACCCCCTTCACCCTGTAAGATAAAAGCCGTTCCATCGTATACAACCGTATAGACACCACCAAGAGCCAAAGGCGGGTTATTGCCATTTGGCTTTTTGATAGATTTAGCTCCTAGACCATTTACATTGAGTGTAACCGGACCTGTTGTAGCTGCATGTGCTTTAATGGTTACCCGTAAACCCGCTGTTAAGGCTGCAACTGCTGGATTAAAAGTAGCAGCCAGAGTCGGAGCAGTACCAGAGGTAACAGCATAGGCAAGTGTACCTTGCGTAACCTGTGCAGCAGAATAGCCCCCTAATGTACTTGCATTACTTCCTACTTGATTAAGTACAGGAGTTACAATGTTGGTTATTCCTGTCTCTGAATTGATTAGAGAAATCCCCCAACCCTTTTCCCAACCAGAAATTGCAGTAAATGATGCCAAAAATTCCGACACCTCTATGTTGCCTATGTTCCAGCTCGTAGTAGGCGTTCCTAGCAAAATACAGTTATTCGTACCATCATGTGCGAAGCGTACTGATGTAAATGGAGCTATCCCTACCAGCAAAGCTGTTGTGCTTATCCAGACAGGAGTACCATCTTTATAATTGTAACCCCCTAAGATAAGTTCCCAGCCGCCTTTAGCTGCGTTGTAGTCGTACCCATTTATCTTGATCCGCATCATGGTATTACTCCATGTTTTAGGCATCGTAATTTTGATAGTACCCGTCAATGCACCTGTTGAGGCATATCCAGCTAAATTTTGATATTTATATAAAGCAGACTCGTTATAGTTTCTAGCAAGAGCCGCTGTCATAGTTCCGCCAGCACTAGTTACGTTAGATATCCAAGGAGTCCAAGAAGTTGGTGAATACTTTGACCTAGTGTATACAATACCTGTGGCAGCTTCTGCGACTTCCTGCTTTATATAGCTGTTGTTAACGTTTGATGGGTCAGTAGTGGACACGGTTAAGGTTCCGTATGCAGCAGGGGAGGCATTGGTTGTTCCTGTTGGATTGTAAATCATATATACCCCGTTTTTTACTAGGGTATTATAGTCTGTGTTATTAGAGACAGTGCCTCTAGTGGTAAATAAAGGAGCGTCATTAAAGCTGTCCCACTGTTTAACCCAAGCCGTCCACGCAAGCGCGTTTATTTTAAGTCTTGTGTAGCGATTCCCTCCCGCTTGTCCCATCCACTCTTGAAGAACCCAATTTCCCCCGTTTCCTGCTTCTCCACTATCTACAGTTACACGTAACATACCGAAAAAATTCTCCGGCGCTCCTGTAGGGTTCTGAATTGTCGGGTACACTCCAGCAGTAAGCATTGTGTCTAGGTTGGTTATCTGTGTGACACTAGCTCCACCCAAAGAACTGTAGGTGTTGACTCGCGGAACCTTGACGCTACTGTCTAGCCCTGCGTAACCGTCCGCAACACCTTTGACATTGGTACTCTCAATTTCTACCCAAGCCCCAAAAACACCATTGTAGATATTGCGGCTAAATATTCTTAGTCGATCTCCACCTGTTGCCACAGTGTTGAATGTGGTAAACGTCTGATTAAATCCGGCGTGTTTGGAGACTTTCAAATGGAACGCTGTTTTGGTAGGCGGCATATTGAGAAAAGTTAGCGCTAGTGCATTAGAAGGGCATAAATACTCACCTTCTCCAAGGGTGTTTAGGTCTGTGCCGCTTATAGTTATCTCAGTAGCCTTACGTGCGACGTTTAATGGTACTAGAGCATCAATAAGTTTAGCGCTAGAGTCCAGTCCTGCATAACCATTAGCTACGTTCTTACGACTGGCGTTTTCTTCTTCTGTCCACTCTCCCCAAACACTGTTATAACACTCCCGAATGTATGATCTTGGTACAGTGGAGAACGTAGTAGCCCGTTGGAAGAAGATGGTGTCTGGGTTCTGTGAGTGCGAGAACACCTCAATAAAGAACCAAGCCCCGGTATTGCCTCCCGGTGCATTTACAAGGGGATACCCATCATATTGCCCGTTGCGATTAACCGTGTTTAGGTCGGTATTAGGTGCAAGACGTATAACCTTTCCGTCGTTCTCTGTTAGCTTGTGCTTCTGAAGTAAGTACCCGGACTGAGTTACTGTATCGTCTGGTATAGCCTGCACTGCTACAGGGAGGGTGGTTGCAGTGCCCGTGTAAACAGCGCTCAGCGTTGGAGCAGCCCCCATCCCGCCACCACTCGCAACCCTTGCAATTACAGTGAACGGGTTCGGTGCCGTTGTACGCGATTCTAATGTAACTCGCCATTTCAAGTCTGAGTCAAAAAAAGGTTCGCCAATAGATATATGGTTTTTAAGTACGCCTGTTACTTCTGTATACTGCGAACCCGTTGGGTAAGATGCCGGATTAGAATAAGTACCATTAAACCGTTTAACCAACTTCCCGGCGGTGTTTACAGTGTTGAAAGAACCTATAATTTCAATCTCGTAAATGCCTCCGTTAACTGGAAAAATAACATCAATCTTTTGGTTAGCCACGCCGTTGGCAAACGAGAAGTTAAATACCCTTTCAACAACCCGGCCATTGAGTATAGCGCCATCAGATAGCATGAGCTTTGTGGCGTCTAATGAAGCCACCCCACCAGCTACACCCTTTTCTGTCTTAGGAATGGATGCATTTTTAGCGTTAGTCTCAGCAGCGTTCCAAGCACTACGTTCTGCAGCCGTAAGGTGAACTACGGTGTTATCTACGTGAGTCTTAGTTGCAGCTAGTGTGATGTCTGGAGCATCAAACGGATTTGCCTTCCCTGTGATGGCTTTAAAGTACTTGGTAATCCATGAGAACCACTGAGTGATCGAACCTACTAAACCATAAGCTGTTGCTGTTGTAGGGTCTGCTGTGCGTGTACCCATAGCGGCATCAGTGACAGATCCTCCTGCATAACTAGCAGAGGTGAGTTTAGGACCATCACCTGCAGCTCCAGTGTGTTTATGTCCTCCGGATGCATCAAACTTAGCGTTAAATTCAGATTCTCTTGTGAATACCAAAGAATCATCGATTGTAGCTGATACATTTGACGCTGTACCAATTACCACAATACAATCAATGGTCTTTTCGATTACATTGCTACCTCCAACAGCAGGTATATATTCAGCATCGGTTCCCGCGTTAGTATAGCAATATAGGATTTCTCCCTCATCAGGATCTTGAGCAAATACGCCAATTTCCCGGAAGTAGAATCCTGTTGTTACGTCTTGATTTGATAGAACCGTACCAATAATAGCTTTGTTTGGTGGTTGCATTCTCAGTCGTGTTACAGGTAATGATTTTTTCTGATCAATAAGTCCATTAAGCAATAAAATAGACTGCCCACCGAGTTGACCACTCCCGACTGCAATCCTTGTGTAATTTAGCTTTGATCCAGCTTGGGCTTTTGACTGAAGCGTCCTGCCCTTGTTTGTTAGAGTAAAACTCCCAAATGCGCCCATTTATTCCCCTACTCTCATGGTTTCGCCCATGTGAAGGGCTACACCGAAATATAATTCTAAATCTTCTGTTTGCGAGATTGTAACCCGATCCAAAACTACTGAAAGACGTTTCACTGAATCCACCGCTTGAATAAACTCTTGAGCTCGGGCATTTGTCACGTCAGAATTATTGGTTATGACTTGAAAGTGGTAGGGACGTCCTCCGTATTCAAACCATTCTTCCACACGCCCCTCACCAAAGAGCAGCTTAACTAGATCCTCAACAGCTCTAGGAGTCCCTTTCTTTCGGTGAAATTGTATGGCTGTTCTAACCAGCTCACGCCGCTGTTCCAAAGGCAAATCCGGATCATAGTAAGGAGGTTTGTACTGCCATGCCAGTTCGTCAACCTCCTCGCTGCTCCATTCCTCAGATCGTCCAAGAATGTCTAACTTACGGATCTCCGATGTGGTCACCTGTAACTCTGTATCCAGTGCAGCGGCTGCAGCAGCAATAGCCGGATCGTTCGCAATACTCGGTGGTAGGATATCTCGTAGGCTTAGTTTCTGGATATCAATCATCAACGAGCCCTCCATAGGTCAATGTCGTTATACCTTGCTGTGCAACTTGAGTAGCTGTTAGCGGTGTATAAACTGGTGCTGTGACATTTAACCTTAGCGCTCCTGCAGCCATGACGCGGGCGATCAACTCAGACGGGTTAATATGTCGCCCAAGCTTGGATCTTTGCCAGAGTTGGTAAGCAGCCACCGCTGATGCAACTTCTGACTGTATAGCAGTAGCTTCTGACGCACGATTACGACTGATATAGTAAGTCAGTATAGTGTTATAAGGTGCAGATATCGGTGCTGTGACTGTTACTTGATCAGTCAAAGGTCTGATACCGCGATCTTCTAGCGTCTCTGCCACAACTTCAAGCATATCTTCTCCTGGGATTACACCATCGGCAAGCAAAGGAACAATTGTAACCTTGCCCTCAGACGGAGAATAAGCATGTACGTCCAGCATGGCCGCAGATGCAGATTTTGCCCAAAACTCATAAGATCCTTGCGGTCCAGCAGTGCTATAGGATTCCGGTGCTGCTCGGATGCGTTCACGAAATGCCTCGTCTGTTTCTGTTGCTGCTCCGCCGCTGCTCTCGGTGGTGTTAGTAACCGATTGAACAAACGGTAAGGGATCCATCAATACATTGATCTGTCCCGGCATAAATCCGTTTCCTGATATCCCATGCACTGAACATTCCGCTGTTACCACGCCAGATGTCACTCCAGGTGGAATTTCTAAATACTCCGTAGTAGTGAAATAAATGGAGCCATCACCGCCTTGCGCCCCTACCTTCGTACCCACTGGTATAGATGTAGCAGATGCCAAGGGAATAGACAGTGAAAAGCGCAAGTTAGTAATTGATGGAGCAGCATCCAACCTGATCAAACCAAAATCCGCGCCTTTGTAATCCAATACAATTCCGGTTGCATACCGCAACGAATTACTTTTAGCTGTCTGGTTTATCAACACCCGTTGCTGGACGATAATCGTAGCCAAAGACGATAAAAACAGCCTCACCGGATCGGCGGGCTGCAGTGTGCGGGATGTTAATCCCTCATATACGGTTATGATGTTCTGCTCAAT